ATAGGCGATGGAAGTATCCATTCAGGATAAGCCTGTTTCTCTACAATAATGGCAAGTGCCAAATCAACATCGAAGCCTGCGCGGCGTAATGCACGATACATTTCATGCACTCCGATAGCCCACGCATCTAACTTGGAATAGCCTTCATCCACAAGCTTGTTAGTTGCTTTTCTTGCCATGAGATAAGTGTCACCTCTCTAATAAAGAAATGATTGTTTCGACACGCCCTTCAAGTCGATTCAATCTATCGTTCATCGATGAACCGCCATTTGGTTTTAGTTCATTTAAGTAATGCTTTACTAACCAGCGGATTGATCCGACAAAGCCAGTAACGATTGAGATAACTGCAACTGCGAGAGCTGCCCAGTTAAGGGCAGTCATTACTTTTGAATGCCCATGCTCGGATCGTTAGGATTTAACCAACGAATAATTGGTGGCAGACATGATGACAGTCCAGCAGCGATTAACGCCTTTGGCTCTGTCACACCTGCTGCTGCAAGTGATAGAACTGCTACTAAGAATGCTCTAGCCCATGAGCCTGCTGCTGTTTTTAGGTCATTCATTCTTTGCTCCTAGCATTGGGATGTCGAACCAGCGACCATTCTGATCGCCTTCTTTAGTGAATGAAATATGGATGTGATGATCGTGGCGGTTAATCCCATCATAAGTACGCCAACTCCAAGATTTCTTAGCGGAAGCGATCTTGCCTGCATAGATGATGTAACTAATTCTCTTCTCACCTGACTTGGCGCATAGACGTATTTGGTCGGCAAGATAAGCACCTGTGCTGGGGCGTGAGTCGAAATCCTTATCCACATCAATAGCCCTGACGAAGCCGTTAAGCGGATCGGGATTGTGGTCACTTGGACGACTGGCGTGAGCGGCATCGCCTATCCAGCCATCTGACTTACGATCTCTATCCGGAAACGAGTCATCAATCTGCTCACGAAGTTGTTGCCCTGCTTTGCAAAGTAAAGGCTTCATTATCCGAGAATAGTTTTAAGTTCATCCTCGGTTAAACCGAGACGAGCCAATAACGCTGCTTTGTCGGCAGCCTTCTGTGCTAGTGCCGCATTTTCAGCCGCTTGTATAGCCTTGTCTGCTTGATATGTAGCAAATTCTTCATCGTTCATTTCACGATCAACTATTTTGTTTGTGGCTAAATCGTGGATTCTAATTGTTGGATTAGTCATTATGAAACTCCGTAAAGTAGTACTGTACCTGTTGAAAGATTGCCACCATAGTTTATTATGTTAATTGAAGAAATTGCTGTGTTGCTCTTGAATCCACCACCACCATTTATCGCTACATTCGCAGTAGTCGTATTTACATAGTAACCAGTCCAGCTAAATGATTTGTATGCAGTTGTGGATGTATAATTGTCTATGCTTACAGAAAATATATTATTTGCATTGGTGCGAAGCATATTTATATCTGCTGTAACTCTAAAGTCATTTGAGTTAAATACAGCGTTTGCATCAACTGATCTGATTGCTACATAAGTACAGTTGCCTGTGCTGTTTGGGTTAATTGCAAATACACCGTCTGCTGTTGCATTAGTAACACCCGAAACAACTAAATATAAACTCTTGTAAGTTTGAGGGATTGACGAAAGTGTGACGGATGCGCCAGTTAAGGATGTTGTACTAATTAAAGTTAAGCCACCACCAGCTGCCCCTACTGCTACCCAGGCTGATCCTGAATAATACTCAGTTGAATTAGTGTCTTTCAAATAAGACATCTGACCTTCTTGAGGTGATGTAACAGCAGCAGTTCTAGCTGCGGCATCAGCAAAGACAAGAACGCCTTGCATGAGGTATCCATTAGTGTCTGCCGCTGTAAGAACTTCACCTGTGGTAAAAGTCTTAAAGCCTAGTCCTGCTGCCATATATTACTCCTTAGTAACTTAGAACGCTGGTATCAAGGATACCTGATAGTGTCGAATTGAGGATAAACCCATCGATGATAGGTTCAAGTGTGGTGAACTCTGATTTCCATGAATTAGGGGTTATTTGATGGGCTACCCCAAACACCTGAAAAGTTTTAGATAGGTCTGATGCTCCAGGCTGAGTGGTTGTAACAGTAACTGGATCAAAGAAGTCAAGGGTTAGGGCTGCAATAATGCCTGCATTGTAATTGTCTGTGTATAGGTCAAGAGTTACTGCATCACACCGAACTGTGGTTTCTGCTCTAGAAGCAATATAAGCCTGTGCGTAATCCAAAGCAACGGCATCTGTTTGCATTAGTAGGTCTTGCTGGTTGTAAGAATGAACAAAGTATTTGTCAATAGAAGGTTGATTTATAGCAGTCTGGGTTGTGCCGCCTGTGCGAGTAATTTGGGCTGAGTTATAGACAAGAACATCGTTAAGAATCCAGACTGCATTGAAGTAAGGGATTTGAGTTCCATTGTCATTGAAGGCAACCGGAGTGCCTGAGAAGCTGCCTGTTGTAAATCCTCTATCTTGGAATACAAAGCTTCCAGATGCGGATACATACAATGAGCCATATTCGCTGAGTTCGACCTTCTGCATGGCTTCTAGGGCTGTTCTAGCCGTACCAGGGTCTGCCTGCATAGTGGTGAGTCCTGTGTCAATATCACGCATCGATGTAGGCCAGTTGATTTGATCTAATATCTTATTGATTCTAGTGCCGGAAGGCTGACCAGCAGTAGCTCCTGTAACTGTTGAAATCTGAGCGTTTTGCGCAAGTCTGAAAGCATCTACAGCTGTAATGGTTGTATAGACAACATCGCCTGTGAATTTAGGAGTTGTGGTTGTGTAGCCAGTAATAAACCCAGCAAAGATTGGATAAGTTACTCCTGAGTAGGTTGCAGTAATAAGAACCTTACGCATTGGATTGAGTAAAAGATAGTAGGGAGAATTGACATTCTGGCTGTTGAAGTCGCCATTTTGATCTACAATTCTAAGGCTTAACTGACCTGTCTGAAATTGGTCGGCTTGCGCATTTCTTCCACGCTTTGTACTAATAGAATCTACTTGATTTGAAACATCGACAATGATTGATGAAGCATCGGCTAGAGTATTTACATCAAGCTGACCTTCTCCAAGAATCATAGCCTGAGCAAAGCCTGGCCCAGTCGAAAAGTTAATTACTGCATTAATTACTGGTAATGGCACTAGAGCGCCCCAGCGTAAGTTGTTGAACTTCCAAATCTATTAAGGTCTTGAATTGCTGATTGGACTACTGATGCAATCTGTTGATCGCCTATGCCTGTAGCGTTAATGACATAGGTTGTGCCAGCGTTCACGCTTTGTCTAGCCAACGCGCCTAAATGTGCATCTCCAAAGCCCATAGAATTTAATCCGCTAACAGGCAATCCAGCGGCAATGTTGCCTGCTGATTCCCCCATTCTGGCTGAGCCAGCATTAAACGAACCTATTGCAGTTGCTGGATTAGCTGGGTTAATTCCAAGTAATGTCATAAGTTTTAATTGTTGTGCTGCAATCATATCTATCAATGCTTTAATAGCGGCGCGAATTGCATCTGTGAATGCTTTTAAGGCATCTGTTGATTCTTCTGCCTTTTTGATCTGACCAGCCAAAGCAGCATTCTGATCGTGTATAGCAATGAGAGATAACAAGCGCATCTTTGTTTCGCTATCTCCTGCTTGGCTTAATGCTGAAAACAAACCAACACGGGTGACATCGTATTGCTTTTGTAATTCAAGTAGGGCTTTTTCATCGCCAGTCAAAGCAAGTTTTCTGGCAGTTAAATCGTTTTCAATTTTCTTTAACGTGTTACCCGTTTTAGTTACACCTAAAGTTTCTTTGTCTGCTTTTGCCTTAGCTGCTGCCTGAGCGCGCTGAGTATCTTGACTGCCTACTGACATCGACACATTGCCCATGCCGCCGGGAATCTTGCCTTGAGCATATTGTGACTTCTTTAAGTTTTTTCCGCCAATAGCAAGAAGCGCTGTAATGGCTGCAACAGCGGCGGTAACTGGAGCAAAGTAGATAAGGAGCAAAGCACCAATAGCAACAATGACTGGCTTTAATGCTTCAAATTGTTTAATCATAAATGCAATGTTTTTAGCGCCATCGGCAATGCCTGTAGCGATGCTGTTGATGACTCCTACTGCTCCGCCCACTGATCCTTGACCACCAGCAAGAATTCCAAGAGCATCAACTAATCCTTTACCAATTGCTTCTTTGGCATTATTGACCGCAACTGTAAGCAAGTCCATCTGTCCTGCAAAACCTTTAGTTGCTTCTAAGGCTTGACCAGCAAACTTTTTTTGTAATTCGGAAGTGATTAAGTCCATGTCGCCAGAAGCGAGAGTGGCTTTAGATAATCCTGCGCCTAGACGGCTAAGAGCTGTTGTCTGCCCTGAATAACCTTTGCTTAATGCCAATGTAACCGCAGTTAAATCTTTGCCTGTGCCGCGTGATATATCTAAAGCAAGGGCTAAAGCATCTTGTGATTTCTTTACATCGCCTGTGGCAGTAATAAGGGTTCTAAATGCTGGACGAAGTTCATCATCAAGAACGCCAGTAGTGCGTTGCATTCTTTGAATGAATGATTCGACATCCATCTGAGCAAAGGCATTGCCAGTATTGGCTAAAGCAAGAGCCAATGATCGAGCAGATTTCTCATCTTCTGCAAAGGCTTTGACTGATGCCTTGCCAAATGAATAAATTTTTTGTGCTGCAAATAGTGAAACAAATTGCTTGGCTAACTTGCCAACACTTTTTTCTAAGCCATCAGTAGCTGATGTGGCTTTGTTAAAAGCACTTTTACCGGTGAACTGGGCGGCAATATCTATAACTACATTAGCCATTATCGTTTCCCTACCGTAGCGTTAAATTTATCGCCTGCATTTTTAATTGCTTGAAGAACAGCTTTTGTGGCATTGCCTTTGTCATTTTCAAAAGCAGCATAAATTAAGCGACCACAATCATTGCCTGAACCTGAAAGCGGCGGCATAGATGCTGCAAAATTAGGACGAGATGAAGGCTTTGTGCCTGGCGCTTTACGACCTGCTGTTTCATAAATAGCGCCCGATGCCGAACGGTTACGAATCTGTGCTAATGCTGTAAACCCTCTACGGTTAGGTTTTGATGGTGTTGTCTTGTAGCCAATACCGCGCTTGATGATTGAAGCGTTAAACACAGGAAACTTGCCACCTTCTCTAGCCCAGTTACTTAAAGGCGATTCGGTGACAAATCCTCTAGCTTCTTTTACAACTGGCTTCAAAGCGTTAGCAATTTCTTTCTGTGTTTCTTTGCCTAATTTTGGAGCAAAGTTACGAAGTGCTTTGCGAAGTTCAACGCCGCCTTTGACGGTTGCTGGCATCTCTGGCCTCCTTCGCTTCATCCTGTAGAACCTTGATTAGGTTCTTTAGCATTACTTCATCTAGCTCTAATAATTGTTGTGGCGCGATCCCGAGTCTGACACTTAATTTAGCAATCAGATAGGTGATCGAGTCGCGCCCTAAGCCAAAGGGTCATCATCTAAGACCTCGACTGTTGTCAAGGTTTCAATGAATTGCTCTCCGAATGGCTTAACAGTTTCACCCGAACGGCGGATACATTCCCAGGCTAGCCAGAAGATGTCGCTCTGCTTCTGATCTTCAATGAACGCTTTGTGAAAGCCCTTTTTAGCGTAAATCTCGAAACCATACTGCACCAATGGAGTAATTGGGTATTCCCCAACTGATCCATCTGCCCTTGTTACTTTTAACTTTGCCATGCTTTGCCCCTTAGTTTAGTTGTTTAGAAAGTGCCTGTTGTGGCTACTGCAACTGTTGAGTTGGCAGTAAATGTGATTGATTGTGTGCCAATATCGCCAACAGCACCATTGATATCTGTTGTGTTATTGACTAACAATGAAACTGTGTAAAGTGGGTTTGTAGCAGAAACTGCTGTTCCCTTTGTCTGTAGGAATACTGCTGTAACAGTTGTTCCCCATGCAGCTTGAAGAGTTGCTAGAACGTTTGCAGAAGCTGTGTCATTTAGGAAGTCAATAGTTACAGAAGATGCTTCTAAGCCCTTAACAAACTTATGAGCAGTATCGCCCATTGCTGTGACTTCAAGTTCATCAAATGAACGGTTAATTGTTATTGCTGTGACGTGGTCAGAAAGATCAACGGAGTTAATCTTAACGCCTACGTTATTACTTAGAAATATAGCCATTCGGATTATTCCTCGTCTTTCTTAGTAGATGGTGGCTTTGGTGCTGAAGTAACCTGCCCGATTTTCTTCAGGAAGGCTTCGTTTTCTTTTTCCCATTCGGACATATTAGCTCCAGGTAGTTAGTACGGATAGTGACATTTCGCAAGAAAGCAGGTCGCCGGATGCTGCGCTTAATACGCTTGGCTGGCTAACTGCTCCCACATTATAGGTCAAGGTGGATGCTGCGAGTTTGTTGAACACGCCAATTAAGGCATCTTCAATTCCATTTAGGTTTCCCTCATTGTCAAACAAAGGGACTGTAATAATAATCTTAAAATTGGCTTTAGGAGCAACTGTATTGTGTTGATTATTGCTTGGCTCTAAATAAGGATCAGAAGGTGCAACTATAACTGAGTTAGCAAGAACTGTGGCTGGTGGGAATGCAAAGGTTTGCCACTTTGTATTATCGACTAAAGCAGTCGCAATCGTGGTTCTAAGAGTAGTGAGCGCAACTGGCATTATCCGACCATCGAACGTGGATCAAGGGCGTGAGCAATAAGGCCTCTGACCTTTGCGAGTAATTGGGCACTCATTCTGTATGGTGATGGCTGGAAGTCCACAAGGTTTGAGCCGCCAAGAGTAGCTGTACGAGCCTGCCAAATATCTACGCTTACCATCAAGGCTGCGTTCTGAACTGCTGTGTCTGTTGTCCAGTCAGTTGTTATATCGCCTGCAACTTTGCCGTAAGGCATAATTGTATTTTTATCGGTTGCAGTAGCGGCTGAGATTGTGTAAGTAATTGTGTAGTCACCAACTGCTGTAATTGTCTTAGTCCCATTCCAGGCACTTCCACAGTTGGAAATGACTACTGAATCTCCGATAATAAAATCGTGAACAGTATCAAAGTAAAGTGTTGCAGTTGTTGTTGTTTTTGAGTGCGCGATTGCAAAGTAATCTTTAGCCCAAAGCATTGGAAGTAGGACTGCATCTGCTGCATCGCACACTTCCTGTAAAACGGCATCTGTGTACAACGTACCGACTCCGAGCGTTGTGCGGAGTTCTGAAACTGTTGTCAATGCCATCTGCAATCCTTTCTAAAGACTGGGAGTGGAGCAAGGGCTGCGCCCCACTCCCAGCGACTTAGGGTGTTTCTATCAGGTCTTGTTTACAGAGAATGCGCCAGCACCGACCTTTGTAGCAATTGCTCCAAAGCCGTAGTAACCAATAGTTACTTGACCTGCTGCTGTTGATTCTGCACGAAGGCGGTATGTTGGTGACTCATACCATGTGTAAGCATCTGGATTCACAATCATAAGTGATCCATCTTTGTCTGTGTTATTTGCTGTAGCAACGTTTGCTGTCACAAATAAATCAAGTCCAGCCACACGACCACGAAGAGCGGTTGGTGTTGCAAGGCCTGGTTGGTTCATAGGATTTGTTACTTCGTTGTAAATTGGACGACCTGTGTCATTGAGTGACATAAGGTTTGACCATTGTGAAGTGTTAGCAATGAGATTGCGAGCAAATGGATTTGGAAGTCCAAGTGTTGCTGAATAAACAGAAGCAGCACCGCGAGAGATATATCCTAGCAATTCTGTTGCTGTTGGATATGTTGCAATGGATGTGCTGTCAAGTGTTGCACCTGCAAAGATTGCTGCATGAACTGCTGCATCTGTTGCCTTTGCATAAGCTGCGCCCATGTTGCGGACAAGTTCATCAAAGAATGCTGGAGATGTGCGATCTAACAATTCAACAGAGAATGTCTGTTGTCCGGCATACTTCTTTACATCAACTGATAAGAATGATGATGTCTGATCTGTGTCTGAGAATGCAGAGCCTTCTGCAATTTGTGCAACTGTTGGCATTGCTGTGATCTTAGGAATCTCGAATGTCATACCTGCATCTGGCAATACTCCGCGAGAGATTGCTTCGATTGATGGACGTATTGTTGTTCCTAGTGGGTTGATGATTTCTTGCAACTGACGTGTAGGAACTAAGCCTGCGTTGTCTGAAGTGTCATCTGCTGCGCGTAGGTATTGACGAGCTGACTCATCACCTAGTGCTGCACGAATTGTCTGCTCTGCATACTTAGCAGCTGTGATTTCAATGCGTGGCTTTGTGTAAGCCATAGATACAGTTGGGCGAGCAGCTTCTACCGCCGGTGCTTCAACTGGTGTTGCTTCGACGGCTGGAGTGGTATTTTCCACGTTGGCTATCTCGCTTTCTGTTGGTTGGGTTTCGGATACAGCTTCTTCTACCTTTTCGGCTTCTTCTGCTGCAATATCAGTAACCTGAGCAGACTTAAATGCTGGCTCTGTTACTAAACTTACTTCGACCAAGCGAGCAGCGGATACATAAGTCACGCCGTCCTTAATCGTTGATTTAAGAACTTCTGCGCCAATGCTTAGGCCAGATTGCAATCCTTCTTCTGCCAGGATTAAGGCTTCTGTGCCGCGTTGTGAACGGCTGATTGAGAACACAGCATCAATGGAGTTCTCTGATTCGCTAAAACTTACTGCACGGCCTAAAGGCTTTTTTACATCGTGTTGGCTAAGCAACTTAATTGACTTAGCATCTGGAATCTCGATTGAGCCAGAAGCAAAGATAACTTTGCCATAGTTTGTTGATCCAGCTTCGACATTTAATGGCACAATCTTGCCAGAGATAGTTCTGCTGGCAGAGTCTGCTGTGAGTTCAGCTGTAAGGGTTACGATTTGGTTCATTCCATACCGTTGCTTCCATTAGGTGATAGGTCTGTCATTTCCATAGCTTGTTCTGTTGTGATAAGTCCAAGCGATAGCAATTTTTCAATTACTGCGAGTTCTTGCAATGGGTCTGTGCGTAGGAATGTCTTGTCAATATCAAACTTGACCACATGACCCCGAGCAGTAATGTCATCCATAGATAGTCGATCTTCAATGGCTGTAATAAATGGCTGTAAAGATAGGCTTAGGAATTGCTTGCGCTCATCTTGCACATTTGAGTAAGTCATAGAGTTATTCATCTCAGCAGAAACATAATAAGCCGGTACATTGCAAAGGCGAGCAATCTCAGTAGCAAGATTCTGGATTGCCTCGTTGTACATCATGTCTTTAGGTGAGAATGAAACCGCGTTGTATTCAAGTGTTGAAGTCAGGTAAGCAGTAGAACGATTGTTGCGAGCGTTCTTCCAAGCAGCTAATAATCCTTGTACTTCTTTAGGATCTAGGTCTGCTCCGTTATTTTTTAGGTAACCACTAGCCATTGGAGTTTGTGCTGCAACAGCTGCTGCCTTCTGAACATCGATAGCTGCACGAATTGTTTGAACGCCAGTATTTAAGATTCCAGGAAGCAATGATTGGAATGTGATTAGTGAACCTAATCCGTCCATTGGAAGTGTGTGTCCATCTACTGCATAAGATTTAACAAATGTATTTGTGCTATCGAGTGTGATAGTTACGCGATTATTGGCAATCCACTCAAAGCGTGATGGTCGTCCGTCCTCATTGTAGACTTCGACCACTTTCCAAAAAGCTTGCGAATATAGGAGTAGCGACTCGATCGTGTAAGCAATCGTTACTGATCTTGGTTGTGAATAAGAAGGTTGCTCTAACCATACTGGTGAGCCGATTTCTTCATTTGTTGATTTGCGATACAACTCGAGTGGGATTGCGCCGATTGTGCCAGCAAGCAAGTTGCGACAGCGTTGTAACGCTGGGACACTTAAAGCTTCTTCTCTTGAAACATACGCATATTGAAACGGCATTGCATAAGGCGAGTATTCGCCTAAAACTTGGGGTGCTGATTGTGCTTCGAGTAAAGGTTTAGTTTGTAGTCCGAATGTTTGCAATAAGCGACCCATTTAGACATCTTATCATACTTTGTCTAATTCTTGACAATTTAGGGTGTTTGTGTCTAGGTGATAATTTGAGGCTTCGGTGCTGGCAACATCAGCTTTGATACAACCATTGCCAAGCCGATAGGTGCTGAGATGTCACCTGCTGACTTTCTCTTAATAATTCTCCAAGCAGAGTCATTGACCTTAGCTGCGCAATTATTCATCTGCTGGACTAATTCTGCCTGTCCATTGTGAACAACTCGATGATTGACCAAACCTTCTAATAAGTCACCACAGGCTTTGTAGAACTGCTGACCAGAAACATCTTCTGTCATTACACCAGCCTGAGATAATCTGTCTGCAATCGTCTGTGTGGCGTACTTGTCAAAGCAGACTAATCGCGGTTTATAGATGTCGCACCATGCTTTAATGCTGGCTGCCATTTTCAATTCATCGATTGCCATCTGAGAGCTGTAGGTTTCCAAGATTCCTATGCCAATCCGACCATCTGGCAATAATTGACCTGCAACCAACGATCCGTTGCGCCTTGACGGACTAACATCAAATGCAAAGACTGTGTAAGCACCGACAGCCATTTCGAGTGTGTTATCTGATGTTTCTTCCAGAATGCCATGTGGCCAGGGCGATTGCAATGAGTCAATCCATTGGCAAAGCGTTTCTGTGCGAGTCTGCTCGATTGGGTTTGTCGCTATTGCTTCTTCAATCGATTCTTTTGTAATTATGTAGCCAAGTGCAGGATTGCTAGGTGCTACTGCGCTTTTCCAGAAGTAATCGCTAGTAATATCGATCTTGCAATACTGCGGCGCTGAATACTCATAATAGCCAAAGGTTTCTGGCGGATAATCTTTAGCGCGTTCAACCAAGCCATTAAGCACGCTACTAAAGTGATCACCGGCGTTGCTAGTTAGGAATGTCTGGGCATTGGCTCTAGCTCTGGTAACTGGCACAGCTGCTTTGTAGCCATCTTCTGAGATTTCGCGGATTTCATCGATCCATAGCAAGTCTGCTGTTCTTCCGCGTGGTGATGATGAGTTATCTGAAATGACATCGAGCGTTGCACCATTAAGCAGCTCTATTCGTTCGCCGCCATTTGCATAACGGATTGCCTTTGTCATTGCTTTGAGTTCCGGTGTTGATTCTATGATCCAGGCAATCTCACGAAAAAGCATGAGCGATGTTGCGCGGTTGGCTGACATGATGATGACCTTCTTCTCGCCACCATAAAACATGCCCCAAATAACACGCACCCTGCCTAAGTGGGATTTACCATTCTGACGAGATATAAGCAGCAGCGATGTCTTGCGGCGATAGTTATTCTTCTTATCGACAGCCATCATATCTTTGAGCACGAATTCCTGATATGGCATGAGCTTGTCCATTTTTAGACGATCAATCATGTCTAGGATTTCTTTATAGCGAGAAGCCCCCTTTAGAAGTGGGCTGTGAATGCGTGGTTCAGTCGCCCCTCGCAGCGGCTGGGCTTTCTTGGGTTTATCTGTCATTGACTTGGATTAGGTCGAATCTTAAAAGGACTATCTTGCATCGGTTCGGACTGCATCGGGGATATACGGGCAGA